TTTGTACAAGAAAAAGCATTAAAATTCTGTAAACAACAAGAACTTCAAAAAGCTATTGTAAAATCCCAAAAAATTCTCGATAATGGAGAATTTGAAAATTATGAAAAACTTGAAGAATTGTTTAGATGTGCAATTCAAATAGGGGAGAACAACAACAAAGTTGAAGATGTTTTTATGAATCTTGATGATGTACTCAATGAGGATTTTAGACACCCCATCCCAATGGGAATCGTTGGGATAGATAAATTATTGAAAGGTGGTTTGGCTAAGGGTGAATTGGGTGTGATTTTAGCACCAACAGGTGTTGGTAAAACAACCATTCTCTCAAAAATTGCAAATAGTGCCTTCAACAATGGTTATAATGTTTTACAGTTGTTTTTTGAGGATAACCCTAAGGTAATTCAAAGAAAACACTTCACAATGTGGACAGGTATTGCACCTGATGATCTACCGAATCACAGAGAAGAAGTTCTTGAAAAAGCACGTGAAGTTAAGGAGGAAATGACAAATAAGTTATACTTAAAAAAATTACCTTCAGATACTCACACTATGACTCAGATCAAGAATATGATTCGTAAAATGATTGCGGATGGTCATAAAATCGATATGCTTTTAGTTGACTATATCGATTGTATTGTACCTGACAAAAACTTAGGTGATGAATGGAAAAGTGAAGGTTCAGTCATGAGAGGTTTTGAAGCTCTTTGTCATGAACTAAATGTTGTGGGATGGACTGCGACACAGGGTAACAGAAGCTCTATATCTTCTGAGGTTGTAACCACCGACCAAATGGGTGGTAGTATTAAGAAGGCTCAAGTAGGTCACGTTATCATTTCCGTGGCAAAGACCTTACAACAAAAAGAAATGAATTTGGCTACCATCGCCATAACCAAATCTCGAATTGGTAAAGATGGTGTTGTTTTTGAAAACTGTAAGTTTGATAATGAAATGCTTGAAATTGACACGGATAGTTCAGTAACTTTCTTAGGATTTGAAGAAAAGAAAGAAGAACAAAAACGTGATCGTATTAGAGAACTCATGGAAAAAAGACAACAACGTGAAAAACAAAATTAAATTTATAAAATTTTAAACAATGGAAGAGTTATTAGATATGATATCTAGTGATGTCCGTTACGTTATCAAACGTAATGGAGATAGGGTTTTATTTGAGTCTGAAAAAATAAAAAGGGCGGTTGTCAAAGCTATGGAAAGCGTCGGAAAAGTAGATGATGAAATGGCTGAAAAAATTGCTCGATTAACTAAAAAAAGTTTATTCAGAGGTGATAAACTTAGAGTACCTCATGTAGATGAAATTCATGACATGGTAGAAAATAAATTGATGGATAATGGGTTGAATGATGTTGCTAAGGAATATATCATTTACAGATCAATTCATCGCCCCAACATCTTTTCAAAGAGGGTAAATCTGAAACCTTATGAATATCCTGAGTTGAGTGAATATGTTGATGCTATCCGACATTCATATTGGGTTCATACTGAATTTAATTTCACATCAGATATACAAGATTTCAAAGTACATTTATCTGATAAGGAAAAAATGGCGGTTCAGAGAGCTATGTTGGCAATATCTCAAATTGAAATTGCAGTTAAGACATTTTGGGGTGACATTTATAAAAGAATGCCAAAACCTGAAATTGGAAACGTAGGTGCAACTTTTGCAGAATCCGAAGTCAGACATGCTGATGCTTATTCACATTTGATTCAACTACTTGGATTGAATTCTGAATTTCAAAACTTGATGGAAGTTCCGGCAATCAGAAGACGAATAAAATATTTAGAAAAATCTATTTCGAATTCCAAAACAGTTGAAAACCAAGATTATTTTGAATCTGTAATTTTATTCTCGATGTTTGTGGAAAACGTTTCTTTGTTTTCACAATTTTTGGTTATCATGTCTTTTAACAAATTTAAGAATGTTCTAAAAGGAACTAGTAATGCTGTTGAGGCTACATCCAAAGAAGAGAATATCCATGCTGAGTTTGGTTTTGATTTGGTGAATTTAATAAAAAAAGAAAACCCAAATTGGTGGACACCTCAACTTGTCGAGGATATCATTGATGCTACGATGGATGCGTACGAAGCTGAGGCTGATATAGTCGAGTGGATATTCGAAATGGGTGATTTGGATTTCCTATCAAAAGAACAAACTTTGGAGTTCATAAAAAATAGATTCAACCTATCATTGAATTCTATTGGAATTGATAATGTTTTCAAAGTTGACAAAAAAATATTGGAAACAACTGAATGGTTTGATGATGAAATTTTGACAACAAAACATACAGACTTTTTTAACAAAAGAAGTATCAATTACAGTAAAAAACAAAAATCAATTACACTTAACGACTTATTTTAATTTATATAAAAACACAATATGGAAAATAGAAAACCATTCGATTGGATTAATGATGAATCAATCACATTCCTCCGTCGTGGATATTTGAGTGAGGGAGAACAACCCTTGGAACGTATCAAAATTATTGCTAACCACGCAGAAAAACTTTTAGGGATCGAAGGATTCGCCGATAAGTTTTATGATTATATGGGTAAAGGATGGTATTCATTATCGTCCCCTGTTTGGGCAAACTTTGGAAAAAAAAGAGGTTTACCTGTAAGTTGTTTTGGTTCCAATGTCGGTGACAACATTGAATCCATTTTATACACACAAGCTGAAGTTGGTGAGATGAGTAAAATGGGTGGTGGTACCTCTGGTTACTTTGGTAATATTCGTGGTAGAGGGGCAACCATCACAGATAATGGACATGCGCCCGGTGCGGTTCATTTCATGAATTTATTCCAAAGCGTTGTTGACAATATTTCACAAGGATCAACACGTAGAGGTCGATTTTCACCATATCTACCTGTAGAACATCCTGATATTATGGAATTTTTGGAAATCGGTACCGAGGGATTCCCAATTCAAGATCTTACTCACGCAGTTACTGTTACCGACCAATTCATGAAAGAAATGATTGATGGGGACGGAAAAAAAAGAGCTATTTGGGCTAAAGTAATTCAACGCAGAGGTGAGATTGGTTATCCATACATCATGTTTTCAGATACAATGAATAACAATGCACCTGAGGTTTATAAGGATAAAGGAATGAAAATTTATAACTCAAATTTGTGTTCTGAAATCGCTCTTCATAACTCAGAAGAAGAATCATTCGTTTGTGTTCTTTCCTCAATGAATTTACTTCACTACGAAGAATGGAAAGACACTGACGCCGTTGAAACTATGATTTATTTCTTGGATGCGGTGGTTACAGAATTCCTAAGTAAAATTGATGACATTCGTAATAGTGGTACTTTGGAAGGTCAAAGAGCTTTTTTCTATTTAGAGAAAGCATACAACTTTGCTAAAAGACAAAGAGCACTTGGTCTCGGAGTTTTGGGTTGGCACTCTTTATTACAATCAAAGAATCTTCCTTTTGACAGTAAGGAAACCGCAAGATTGAATGTTGAAGTGTTCAAACTAATCAAAGATAAATCTTACAAAGCATCTGCAGATTTGGCGGAAATGTTTGGTGAACCAGAGACTTTAGTTGGATACGGAAGACGTAACGTCACACTGAATGCTATTGCACCCACAACATCTTCAGCGTTTATTTTGGGACAAGTTTCACAATCCATTGAACCAATTTGGTCAAATGCGTATGTAAAAGACGTAGCTAAATTGAAGGTTACCATTAAAAATCCTGTTCTGAAAAAATTATTGGCTGAAATGAACAAGGACACAAAAGAAGTTTGGAATAGTATAAAAAAATATGACGGTTCCGTACAACACTTAGAATTTTTGACAGATGAACAGAAGGATGTTTTTAGAACTTTTGCTGAAATAAACCAATCCTCAATTATTAATCAGGCTGCGGTGAGACAAGATTTTATTGATCAGGCACAATCATTGAATCTTATGGTTTCACCAGATATGCCAACTAAAGATGTTAATAAATTGTTGATTGATGCTTGGCAATTGGGTGTGAAAACTCTTTATTATCAACACTCTATGAATTCGGCTCAGGCTTTCGCAAGAAAGAAATTGAATCTAAATGACCTTGAATGCGTGGCTTGTCAAGCATAATTATTCAATATAATATGTATTAGATGAAAACCCCGACATGAAAGTGTTGGGTTTTTTTATATCCTAAAAAAAATAATGAGATATATTTATCAGTATGGCAAATGGTAAAACATATGGATTCACATTCCCCTTTGTAGATTCTTTCGACGGAAAATACTTAGATCTTACTGATTATCCTGCAGAAGAAGTACGAAGTAATCTTATTCATCTTCTACTTACTAGGAAGGGTTCAAGATACTTTTTACCTGATTTTGGGACAAGATTATTAGAATATATCTTCGAACCACTCGACGGACCAACCTTTCAAAGTATTGAAGCTGAAATTAGAGATTCTGTTCAAAAATTCATGCCACAATTACAATTGACCAATATATCAATAACTTCTCCAACAGGAGAAGCCGCAGGACTAACAGCTACTGAAGCTGGTGGTGTTATTGATCCTGGTATCAGAAGATACAATCAAGATGTAGCTGAATACACTGCCACGGTTAGGATTGACTATTCTATAACAAATGACGTTTTCAATACAAAAGATTTTGTCATAATAAATATTTAAGAGTATGGCTGAAAAAAGAATATCCTATACAGTAAGAGATTTTGCGGCAATTCGTCAGGAACTCGTTAATTACACAAAAACATACTATCCTGAACTAATTGATAATTTCAATGACGCTTCGGTGTTTTCTGTTTTTTTAGACCTTAATGCTGCAGTTGCAGACAATTTACATTACCATATAGACAGAAGTATTCAAGAAACAGTCCTTCAGTTTGCACAACAAAGATCGTCGATATATAACATTGCGAGAACTTACGGTTTAAAAATACCAGGACAGAGACCATCTATAGCATTGGTGGACTTTTCAATAACAGTTCCGGCATCTGGGGACAAAGAAGATGAACGATATTTGGGTACACTAAGAGCTGGTAGCCAAGTTATTGGTTCCGGACAAATATTTGAAAATTTATATGACGTAAACTTTGCATCACCATTTAATCAAGATGGTTTTCCAAATAGATTAAAAATTCCAAACTTTGACGCAAGTGGTAATTTGATAAATTACACAATCACTAAACGAGAAACCGTCGTAAACGGTATAACCAAAGTTTTCAAAAGAGTTATAACACCTAATGATGTAAGACCATTCTTTGAGTTTTTCTTACCTGAAAAAAATGTATTAGGTGTAACTTCAATTATCCAAAGGGACGGAACTTCGTATTCAAATGTACCAACTCCTCAAGAGTTCTTGGGAGCACAAGGTAGATGGTATGAAGTACCTGCGCTTGCAGATGACAGAGTTTTTATTGAAGACCCTACCAAGCCTTCGGATGACCCGGCGATAAAAGTTGGTAGATACATTCAAACACAACAACGTTTTATTACTGAATATACTCCTGAAGGATTTTTGAAAATCACATTCGGAGGAGGAACAAACACTGCCGAAGACCAATTAAGAGAATTCACTGCTTTGGACGTACCATTGAAAATTCAAAGATATCAAAATAATATGATGTCTTTGGGGTCGACACCTAAGGCAAACACAACTTTGTTCATCCAATATAGAATAGGTGGGGGTTTAGGAACCAATTTAGGTGTCAATGTTATAAATCAAATTGGATCTGTAGACTTTTTTGTAAATGGACCTTCGGATTTGATTAATACTTCAGTAATCAATTCTTTGGCGTGTAACAATATAACGGCGGCAATTGGTGGTGCAGGATATCCGTCCACAGAAGAAGTTAGAAATTACGTTACGTTTAATTTTTCAGCTCAAAACCGTGCTGTTACCATAAATGACTATGAGGCGATTATAAGAAATATGCCAGGTCAATTTGGCGCGCCTGCAAAAGTATCTATTACAGAAAATAATAACAAAATTCTGATCAACGTTTTGTCATATGATTCTTCAGGGAATTTGACTTCTGAGGTTTCACAGACAATGAAAAAGAATTTGGCGGAATATCTCTCGAATTATAGAATGATCAATGATTATGTACAAATCGGAAATGCACAAGTTATAGATTTAGCGGTGGATGTACAAGCGGTTTTAGATTCAACACAAAACCAAGGTGCCGTAATCTCCAATATTATTGATAGAGTAACAACATTCTTTAGTCCAACAATCAGAGAAATGGGAGAAGATATTTTGGTATCTGAATTAAGTCGTCTGATTCAATCAGAAAATGGTGTCATAAGTGTTGGAGAAATTAAGTTATATAATAAAGTGGGTGGACAATATAGTTCATCACAAACTTCTATGCCATATTCTGATGTTGCAACAAAAGAAATTTCATTAGTTGATAATACAATCTTTGCAGAACCTAATCAGATTTATCAAATTAGATTTCCGGCT